GACACTAGACCAGAAGACACTGCTAATGGCAAATATGTTAGAGACACGCAATACAATGATGAAAGCATTGAAAGAGAGTTAGAAGATGGCACGATTGTTTATTTAGGAAACAAACTAACAGGAGACGCACTCATCAACAAATACTTGGGCAGATGAAGTATATTTTTCAACATCAAAGTGACGTGCTTAACAGATTAGTTGAATGGACTTGGAAAGATGAACGAGCTATACATTGGAAAACTTACAAGCCCAAAATTACTGACGTAAAAATCTTAACTGAACTTAATAGCAACGAGAAAAAATTAGTCAAAGCAGAACTTCACCAGCAAATCATGGACAGGGAACACCCACCCAAAAACAACAAGTCTAAGATTCGTGTTCTATAATCTTACTCTCGTTTATACTCTCATCTAGTAACGGCTTGTAGTCTCCTACAAGTGTTTTAATTTTACTTTTAATTTCTTCTATGGAGAGACTTTCCAGGCTACCTGTACGGATTTCTTTACGCTCAACATACAAGCCAGCAGCACGCCCTCGTTGAACTTCGGCAGCAACAGCAGAGGTAAAGTTACCTTTTTCGATAGCTAAGTCTCTGATCTCTGCAAGTTTTCTTATGTGTCTACCATAAGTAACTTGGTATTTATTAGCTAATTGGTTTTGTAAATGCTCAATATATTTAACTACTTTAGGAAACATACGAGGATTAGTAAGCTCAGAAGCTCTAACAGAAGCCGACTCTTTGGCATATCCTGCTGCGATTGCACACTCCTCTTTGGTTTTGCTTCCATCATTATAGACATACTCTTCAGCAAAACGTTTAGCTTTATCTGTTATGTCAAAAGAAGCAGTGGTTAGTTTTTTATCTTTTTTCTCTGCCATTAAGAATATTATAAACACAAAACAGACTTAGGCGACAAGGGGGAGTAGGGGAGTGTTGTCGCCTAAGCAGGAGATCATATGAAAGTATTTATCATAGCACTATTTTTTACATAATGTACATAATGTGAACCTAATGTGGTATAAATTAGGTAGAAATCCTTATAGGACAAGGGCTACAGGCTGACATAATGTCATAATGCCATTTTATTCTTAAATTTTGATAGTCCATTCCTAGAAAAATCACAAAATCTCACATTCACATTAGGTGAAATTATATTTTAAGTGTATATGGGAAAGGGTTTTTAGCCTGTTTTTACCTAATTTTTACCTAATTTCTACGTTTTTTTCACATTAGGTGGTCTTGCTAGGAAATCGATACATTCACCCAACAAGACCCTTGTCCTTGGTCCGTGATCCTCAGTCCTTGATCAGTTATTAACCACCTTTATCAAGTATTTCACGGTACTGATCTTATCATTTATGTCAGTCAATTTAGTGATCAACTCGTCAAACTGTTGCGTGAAGTTGGTATGTTCAGGGATCGACATTGGGTTATCACTCAAAACCTCTATATCTATGGTCAAAGCCGACCTCTGGCCCTCTAAAACGTTGAGGTAAGCCTTATATATCTCTAATTTAGTAGCCATATTTTTTCGCGCTCTCTCCTGGACCTGTGTTTTAAACAAGTCTTAACATTGACTAGTTTAGCCATTACTTAGCTTTTAAATGTCTTATTTCGTACCCTTCAAAAGCATTACGTAAATTAATTAATTTACGTTCTATCTCAGGCAGTTCGTTCCAATAAGCTGAGACGGTTTCTTTCTCGTAACGTCCACAACCTTTGCATCTGTCGTCACCCCACTGGGCTACCGAACATCTTCCGACGCAAGGGCTGTCTGCCAAACTAGACACCTCACCATTTAGCGTTAGTGCCATAATATGAGAATTATAGGGCTATTTATCTACCCTGTCCACGATATCTTTTAAACTGTTGCTTACGACGTTTGCCCCTGGGCACCGTGTTAGCACTACCACCATTGCCTTGCGCAGTGTGTTTAGCTTTACGTTTATTGGGGTCTATACTAACGACAGTCTTTATCTTTGCCATCAGACTACCAAACCACCTTTTTTATAACCACGCACTTGTAGTATGGTTGGGTCTTGAGCAAAGAGCTCTCTTAGCTGTCTAATATCTAAAGCCAAAGCTTTGTCGGCTTTGTCAAAGGTTTCTTTTTTACCTTTTTGATCTTCAATTCGATCTTCAATCTGATCTTTAGTACCTTCAGTAGCAAAGATCCCACCACTACCTACATTCAACCGTACATCAAAAGGTTCAGGTAAATTTAATTCAGGATACTTTTCCGCTATACGTTTATGTAAAGCGCGTAATTCTTTTTGCATGAGTTCGTAACTACCAACCGTGCTTCCTTGTCCGTTTACTACATTAGCAAGTTTGTAAGGAATAAAAAAGTGAGTGGCTAATTGTTCATTTGGATCGGTCAAAACTTTTTTAATTTCTTTCCTAACTGCATCTCTAGCGACCTGACCCGATTTACTTAAAGGCATTTCTTTATACTTAGACATGGTTGGACCTGCTGCTTCAAAATTTTCAAGTGTATTGGTTAAATGCTCTAGTGCTAACATTTGTTTAGCTTCTTCCATGATGCCTTTATTTTCATCAAAATAAGTGTATGCAGCTGGTGGTAAAACTTTTTTTAATTCTTTTTGATAGACTTCCATAGTTTTATCTCTAAAAAATTTATCGTTAAATTCTTTAAGTAATTTTTCCGTTTGAAAAATAGTTTCATATTTTTGTCTCTCCGTTCCAAGATTGTAAATTACATTATAATAGTCAGTATCTCCCATAGCTTCGTTGTCAAAGACAAAAGCAAAACTAAACTCATTCAAAAGCTCATCATTTGCATTATAAAAACTTAAAAATTCTTGAAGAGTTCCGTTGTCTAAAGCTTCAGGATTTTTGTTTTTTAATTCTTGAGGCATACTTTTGGGCAGAACTTTTGCGAGCTCATTCTCCTCTATAAAACCTTTTGGCCCCCTAGCATTTATTTTTAGAGCTCTTTCAACCCTTTCTTTAAATTCGAATACCCCATCTTCGCCAAGATCACTGAGCGGCTGAACGAACCGCCTATTCCTCTCCTCGTTATATCTGTTTCCAGGTCTTCCATAATGCGACTGAAAAGAATCGTAACTTAAAGCGGTTGCTTTGTCAGGGTCTGACATGAAAGCCTCACCTATTTCTTCTAATGCGGCGGGACTGAAAACTTGAATTGGACTAATACTAAAATTTCTAAGTGAAACATCAGGATCATTTTCATGTTTTTTAATAGCGGCTTTTAATTGTTTTGCTATCTCTTCTTTTGTTCTTGGGCCTCGATCTATTTCTCTTTGTAAAATTTCTCGTATTTTATTTTTATTATTGTCTACATATCTGTTTCCATAAGACTTATTGGGCGCAAAAGCTAGGTATACCCCACGAGGGCTAAGCTGTTCTTCAAAATACTTTAATCTGCTTTGTTCTTTATCTGCAAACTTCTCTGCAAACCAATCGACATTATCTAAAAGTGTTTTTCTATAAGCAGGCGCTAGAACTTCCTCTTTAATCTTGTTTTCTGGATCTATAATGTTTCTAAGACCTATATGCCTTTTATTTATGTATAGAGGGGTATCAACTGCCTCATCTGCACTATGTTTATTACCTGGTAATTGAAAAGGTACGTATTCTTTAAATTTATCTAGAACTGGAGCTTTTAGTATTTCACCGTCTCCTTCAAATAAACTAAACAGAAACGCACTTAAAATAGGCATTTTAAATCTTTGAGCTATTACAAACGGTTTCATTTCGTTGGAGTAATTAGGATCACTCATTAGTCTCTGATACTCCTCTACGTCGCGCCTCGACGAGTAGGTTTGAAATCTAACAGGATCCACTAAAGTTCCGAAAATACCCTCTCTAAATTTTATATCTTGCCTGGTATTTCCTGTAAGAATATTTAATCTTTCTCTTGCTTTATTAGCTCTTTCTTCTTTTGCTTTAATATACTCATCTAACACAAGTCTAAGTTCTCTTGGAGCAACATTATTAAGAACATTTATGTCATTATCTCGTAACTTTATTTCAAAATTTGTAATAGTGTTTAAAGCAGTTTGTTTGCTGCTATCCCCAGTTAACCTTTGTAAAGCGTCCTTTGTTTCTTCTAAAGCATCTAAGGAGACATCCTCTAGGCCTACCGCTTCAAACTCTTCTTTTGCTCTGGCAGCTGCGTCAGATTGTCCTTCAATAATACCTTTACCTATGCCTATAGCAGTATTAGCGTCATTTAAGTTTTCTATTGGCGTATTGACATTAAAAAGTTTTCTAAATTGATTTCTTGTCCAATAAATACTTTGAGGGTGACTTGATCCTGCTTCATAATCATTAAATTCTAGACCGTTTTCTTCTAAAATCTTTTGTCTTTCTACTCTTAATCTACTTACATCGTCTTTATAAATTTCTTCTAGTTGTTGTAGCTGTTCCTCAACATCTGGTGGAGCCATCTTTCTAAATCTAAATCCTGTTTGAGACATTCCAAGCACTGGTCCTTTTATTGCAAAAGCTTCTCTCGCAGGGTAATCTTCTCCATAGTAGTTATACATATTTTTTATTGTTCGTTCATCTAAATTTGCAACATTCGCTTGATTTAACTCAGCTAAAAGTTCTGGCCTATTAAAATTAGCTCTAAGATAATCGGTTTTAACAACTTCTCTATAAGTAGTAATAGGGTTATAACCAAAATTAGTCTCCACATAATCAAATCTGCGATTAAAATCATCTATCATTTTATAGAGTTCATTTAATGCAATTAAACTGTTTTCAGATTGTCTTAATTGTATTAGTTTACCTATCCCAGTTTGATTAAGTTCATCTTGAGCTTGTTTTCTTTCTGCTTCTAAAACATTTATTGTGTTTCCTTTTTGTTTTCTTGGAACACTGTCTATGTAATTTCTGTTTGCGTATTCATCTGTAAAAACATCTAATCTGCTACTAAGAGCGTTTCTAATCTCAGCTGGTGTGTAATTAGGTTTGTTATCAAGTTGACTTAAAAGGTCTAATCTTGGTCCTAAAGTAGAAAAAACATCTGTCTCTGGATTTTTAAATTGATTGCTCGTAGCAAGTGTAGGATCGAAAACAATGTCTTGGATAATATTTGACAACGTTTGTTCAACATTAGTTTTTCTATTTTGTAATTCAGGACTTGTGACAAGATTTCTTTCTTCAGTTGTAAAAGCATCACCTGTGCCTTTAAATCTTGTGTCCGTAAGTGGCTGTTCAGAAGCTAAAATAGTTTTTTCTCGAAATATTTTATCAAGTTCTGCTTCAATGCTACCTTGTAAGTCAGGAGTGCCCTTAAAATATTGTCTAATTACATTTGCTTTTACTTCGGGTTGATTACGAGCTGATGTGGTCGCTCTAGCCTCTTCTATTTCATTTTGGTATTCTGTTAAGTGTGTTTTTAAATAGTTAACTGTTGCCTCTGGAAGAGTGCCTATAAGATTATTAAGCCTTGTAGATATTTCTTCAAATTCATTTTCAGAAAATTTATCTGCAAGATTTTCTGCAATAGCTCTTCCTTTAATACTAGCGGGAGAGTAAGCAGCTCTTACTCCCTCCAGTTCATCTTTCAATACCTTATAAACATCGTTACGCAGCTGTACTTCTGTAAATTTTTCTGCAATCTCTGAAACCTCTTGCGCAAAAACGTTTGGAGGTACATAAGTGTTTTCGCCAGATGATTCTGTAATTTCTAAATTTATTTTGTCTAAAAGAGCTAAATACTCTTCTTTTGAATAATTACCCAGATGCACACCTTCTTTATCTAAAAGTTGAACATAACGCCCCTTACTTAAATCTGGGTTAAGATATTGTCTTGCTGCATCTAAACGTTTGTCTACGGCTTGTTCAAAATCAAAGTCTGCCTCCTTTCGTCTACTCTCTAAATTTAATTCACCTGCTCCTAAAAGACTAAACTGTTCATCAAATTCTGGTCTTGGCCCTACACGTTTTTCTTCTAATAAAGCAAAAGGCGTAACTGGAGGCGTAACTGGTGTTGGAGGTAGACTGTTATCAGCCAGAACGTTAGGTGTTACTTCTTCAAACTCTGCGTCAACAGCTTTCTCTTTATCTAAATCCGCTTTTAGTATTGCTTTACTAATACTAACAGGGGTTTGAACAGCTGCTCCCGAACCACCTCCTATCAAAGTTTCTCCAACAGCCTGTTCTGGATCAATCTCTAGCCCTTTTTCTGTAAACGCAGTGCCTCCAGCTTGTTCAAGAAGACTTTGAGCTCCTTCAGTTAATCCTTCTCGAACAGCAGAGCCAAAAATTGTGCTATTAAGCTTTCCAAGTCCAAAAACACCATAGGTATCTATTAAACCACTTGTTAAAGAAACTCCACCAGCTTCTCGCCAATCATCCCAGTTAGGCTCTGACCTGCCATTGTTCCTAGCTCTTTCTAAAGCTATTGGGCCAACTGTTTGAGCCGCCTGAAATGAAGTAGGAAGTCCTACGTATAAAAGAGGACCTACAATCGGACCTATATACGGTATCTTAAAAGATAGTTTTCCTAATTCTTTAAGGGCTAAAGAACCTGCTATCTGCCCAAATTGTTCTACAACTGCTCTAGGCATGTAATCATAATTAAAATTATAAGACGTGTCGTCTTGCATATTAAGAAAATCTTCGACAGCACTTTTGTAATTTTGAGGTCCGTCAACTAAATTTTGTAAAAAGGCAGCTGGATTTTTATATCCCGCTATCTCTAAAGTTCTTGCTATATTTTCTAAGGGTTGATCTATACTAAACACCAGAGCATCCTTTAATAAACCAAAGTCTCTTCGCATGGTTTGAATTTGTTTTTGTTCTTCTTCAACTTTAGCTGCATTTAAATTAGCTATGTTTTCAAACGTTGAAGTTAAAAAAGAAGATTTAGGTTTATTGTCGGCCATTTTAATGTTTAGTTATTTCACTTTTATTAAAGTATTCATCGGTAGGTATGGTCATCATCCAAAGCGTAGAGATTAGATAATCTCGATCCAACTCTTTTAACTTAGCGATTGAAGCGACTTGAATTAGTAAAGCTAAAGCTATGTCCCAGGAAACCTCACTGTCTTCACTAAGAATCCTCTCTACTATTGGTTTTAGTTCGTCTAAAATTTCTGCCACATTTGGATTAACACCTAATTGGTCAAAGTCGGTAAAAATAATACTCATACTTTGATTATACAGCTAATCAAACCATTGGCGAACTTCTCCGAGTATTTCGTTACTAATTTTTACTTTATTTAATAAAGTCTTTAAAATGTGTTCATCAACTGTATCTGGAGAAACTAAATCAACATAAGTGCATTTGTCGTTTTGTCCGATACGATGAATACGATCTTCAGACTGTATTCTAAGTTCCAAATCATAACTGTTTGAATAATATATTATAACGTTTGCTTCTGTTAACGTGATTCCCCTACCACCTGTCTGTGGATTTGAGATAAAATATTTTAGTTCGTTATCAGGATCTTGAAAACGAGTAATTATATTTTGTCTTTCACTTTGAGGAGTATTACCATAATATGTGGCCGTGGAATTTCTACCATATTTTGATTGCAGCGCTTCTGCTAGTGTCTCTATGTCTGTATGGAATACCCCAAATATCACTACCTTACCCTGAGTCTCCTCTATTACATCCAATACCGACTGTAACCGATTATTCTTAAGTTTAATTACATTGCCGTCGGGTCCACGTAAGCTACCTGCTACTACCTGTTGTAATCGCATTAATTGAGTTAATACATTAACAGTGGTAAAAGTCTCCTCTTCTAAAATCATAATTGCTTCTTTTTTCATTTGTTCGTACGCCTTTTTTTGTTCCGTGGTCAATTCTACGTAACGCTTGATATAAAGTTTTTCTGGGAGGTCTAAACAATCTTCTTTCTTATACCTAGTAGAAAAGTGCTTTATCGACTCCTGTAGTTCATCTAAACGTTGATAACCTACAATGTGGTCAAAAGCATGACTACCCACTTGTCGCCTTTGAGTGATAGCATATCTCGCTCTAAAAGCATAATAACTGTTATAGCCAAGTAGTTCTGGATGTAAGAAATAACATTGTGAGTAAAGGTCTAGTGGCGCTTTGGTGATCGGAAAACCAGTCAAAATACGACGATACTTAGCCATTGGTGCTAGCTTAACTAAATTTTTTGTGCGCTTGGCTTTTGGATTTTTTATTGTAGTCGATTCATCTATTGCTAACATGCAATCGTGTGTAGCTAAAAACTCTTGTAAGTGTTTAGCTCCTTTGTCTGTTGCCAGTGCCTCAACATTAATAAGTAGAAAATTTAGTTTACCTGTGCTATCTTCTTCAACCATGCTTTTGAAGTCCTTGGTCCATTGTTGGGTGTGGTTTGACTGCCAAACTAAAACATTTCTTTCTATAGTATCTGGTAAATGTCTATCTATTTCATTGATACTCCAGTTATCCAAAACACCTTTGGGCGCTACTACCACTGCTCCAGTGATCTTTTTATCAAGAAAAAGTATACCGATGTTGTCTATTAATATTTTAGATTTGCCTAACCCCATTTCAAGAAATAAAGCGTGGGCGGGTTTGTCACAACTTTGCTCAAGAGTTTTGACTTGATGCTCATAAGGTTTAGTTTTATATTCATAGTTCATAAGATTCGTCCTTTATTTTTCGTTATTAGTTAAAATATTTCTTGCTTTTTATAAAAAGGGTATGATACCATTTTAATCATGGCATTTCAAGACAACTACATTTCACTAAGAATACATAAAATTAAAAATGATTATCGAGGCAAAGTAGGTGCTTATGAAGTGATTGGTAGGATGCCCTCTGATCTTTTTCCTGAAGAGGAAAGACAGTTTTCTGTGGGCATTTACGAAAGCATTACCGAAGCTTTGCAAGCTATATTTTGGAACTTTAATAGTAAGAGAAATATGATTCCCTGGCGCATAGAGCAAATGCCAGAGATAGATGAACTTGGCGAGAACTTTAAAGCAGCGGATTTTTTTACACAAATGGATGACGATATAATAGATTTTGAAATGGACCCAGAGTTAGAGGCAAAACTCAATCCCAAACCAGTTTACAAAGACAACGTAGTAGAATTAAAACCGAAGGAAGATAAAAAATGATGACGATGGCAGAACATATCGAAATGATGAGAAAAATTAAACGTAACGAAAAAACTAAAAAAATAACTAAGAGGAAAACAAATGGCACTAGAAATACTATTTGAGAAAGAAGTACAAAAAAAGGTAGAAAGTCTTAACGATAAAGACTTACAAAGTTTAACAAAGCTTTGTGACAAATTATTAAGAACTCAGGGTACCATTGGCACCGCAGAAGACAGACTACAAAGACTGAAAGAGCAGGAGAAAACGCTATCAGAAGAACTTATCCCTCAATGCCTAGCAGAGATAGGCATTGAAGAGATACGTTTGACTGATGGCTCGCGCATTTCGGCACAACCTTATTATGGCGCTCGCATTACACAGGCAAGGTCTGTTAGTGCTCACGCTTGGCTACGTGAACAAGGCCACGGTGATTTAATTAAAAACATCGTCAGTGTTCAGTTTGGTCGAGGTGAGGACGAGCGTGCTAAAGAAGTGATACAACTTTTAAAAAAGGAAGGGCTCATGCCTGACCAAAAAGAAAGTGTGCATCCAAGCTCGCTCAAGGCGTTTGTCAAAGAACAAATTGAATCGGGCAATCAGGTGTTTGACCAAAAGGCAAAGGAGTTATTCTCTGTCTATGAGGGCAAGCGAACTAAAATTGTCAAATAACTAAATAAAGAGGAACGAAATGGCAACTAAAAAAGCAAACGGGAATGGAAGTTTAACTTCCTTATTTGAAAGTGTTGAAGAGAAAGGGTTCGGTGAAGTAACATCGGACGATCTCAAGCAACCGCGTATATCTATAATTCAGGCACTGTCGCCACAAAGGCAAAAGACTTCGCCAGATTATAATCCTGACGCGGAAGAAGGGGATCTTTATTATTCTGGTACCAACACTGTGGTATCTGGTGAAGAAGGCATACAGTTCTTACCAGTGTTTTATAACAAAACATTAGTCGAGTGGCGACTTAGAGAAAAAGGTGGTGGTTTAGTAACCGTGCACCCTGCGGACTCTGATATCTTAAACCGATCTACTAGAGATAGTCAGGGTAGAATGATTACTCCATCAGGAGAAACTCAGATTACTACCACGGCTAATCACTATGGCTATGCCATGATAGATGATGTACCACAAAAGTGTATTATTAGTATGACTGGTTCACAGTTAAAACATTCACGTAATTGGAACACTTTAATCCAAGGCATGAAAATGAAAGGCGAGAAGGGTATGTTTACCCCACCAGCCTTTGCCAACTGGTATCTGTTACAAACAGAGGTGGAGTCCAATGACCGTGGTTCTTGGTATTCATATAAAATATCTCAGCACGAACAATTAAAGGACGCTGATTTATTTGCGGAAGCTAAGGACTTTTCAGCTTTCTGTGCAGGTGGAGGCATGGAGCAACTAGGAAACAAAACGGAGAGCGCAGGTCAAATAGAAGATAATTCTAAGGAGAACCTGTACTAAAAATTTTGCGGGGGTCCTTTTATATTTTTTCATACCCCGCAAATCGAGTGGTGAGCTCT